CCCTGGTACAGCAAGGAAACATTCAAAAATACCGTCACTCCCTGTTGTTTATTAGAGAAATCCCATGACATAGAATCAGTGAAAAGAGATCTACTGGCTGGAATACCGGCATCTGCCTGCCAAAAATGCTGGAAATTAGAAAAAGAAGGTGTAAAGAGCCGCAGGCAACAAGAAAATGAATTCCTAGATTACAAACTAGATCGAGATATAGAAAAAATAAAGAAAGATTGCGAGTCTGGAAATAACAGCACGATACTTTATCAGATAACCACCAGCAATCTTTGCAACCAGGCCTGCGTCAGCTGCCACAGTGAATTCAGTACCAAGTGGGCTGAAATAGAAAAACGACAGGGACTGGAACCCAGGAAGTTCTGGCAGATTGATATCAATGATCATGGCATAAATTTCGCCCGAGCCAGACGCATCAGCTTGTTGGGCGGCGAACCATTGTATGATTCGAAAACATTTGATATACTAGAAAAACTCATCGAAAATAACAATACCGATTGTTTCGTGACTTTCGTCACCAATGGCAGTGTAGACATCAATGATCGGCAGCGTGAAATATTATCCAAGTTCTCTGATCTCAATATCTGTGTGAGCATCGACGGTATCGATAAAAGATTTGAATATATGCGCTGGCCGGGGCGCTGGGATCGCTTGTGCCACAATCTCGATGTATTCCGTGGGTTATCTAAAACACTCAGCGTGAGCTATACAATAAGTTCATTGAATGCGCTGTATTATCAAGAAACTGTAGATTGGTTCCAAACGCAGCGGCTAGAATTCAATCACAATATAGTGAGTTGGCCGGAATGGTTGGCATTGGAAAATGCACCTGTGGAACTGAAAAAAGAATTCACCAAGATTGATTTTTTCAAAAGATACACAGATGACCAAGCATCCGGCGATCTCGCGGCTTATAAAGAGAAAATCAGATCCCAGGATCGGGCTAAAAAAATCAATCTCACGGACTACATGCCAGAAGTAGCCCGGATCATCGGATATACTTTATAAATCCTGCTGCTTCGGGAAAAACTCTGGAAAAATCCAATGATCGACGTCGGTCGATTTCTGCCAATGCCGCCACTGCATTCTCGATTTGCAGGGATTTGATGCCCAATATATCCAGATTTTGCAGCCAAGGTTGGCAGTAATCGGTGAGAGATCTGAAATGATCTACCATGGCATGGGGCATGTACTCTAATCCATAAGTTCCAAACGCTTGATGCACATATATTTCGATAGGGTCTCCATATCGGCTCTGGGAAAAGTTCTCTGCGTGCCATTGATACACTTCGTCAAGATAGAGCACATTCATCAGACTAGCGGTCACGGTCATGCTCAACATAGAATTATGTGGTAGATTGTTTTTCCACCAGAATAGATTTTGTTCTACTTCTTGCCATTTAGCAGGGTACCTGAGATACTCAAATCTATCCCCGATGCCATCGATGCTGAAACTGATGCGGGCGAATTTGAACTTTTCTATCAGGCTTTTTACATCGTCAGATATCCGACATGTGCCATTGGTGTTATACATCAGCTTTACCTGATCAGCGCGGCCTTGGCTGACCACGTGCTCGAGTATGGTCACGTGTGTGCGTGTGAGGAAAGGCTCGCCTCCCCAGAGCCTTATTTCTTTCAATTCGGTGAAATCCAGCTTGTCAAGATTGGCTAAGAAATCGTCGAGTCGTGGACGGACATCATTGTTCTTGATCTTCAGCTCATTGCGCCAGGTGGTACTGAGTTCAGGGCCGCAAGTCACGCAAGCCAGATTGCAGGTATAATCGATATTGACATCAAGATACTGTATGCTTGGTTCGTATGTAGGCTCGCCGTGCGTTTCTAGATACCCCAGTCTCATGCTTTTTTTATTTGTTTTTTCTTGCTCCATGCAGACCGAACAGTAAGTCTCTGGCAGCACTCCTTGGGAATTGACATCACGCAAGTTCTGTAAATCACTGTGATAGAAGTCTATTTTGTTGCTGCCAGTGATGTGTTCTTTGGTCCAGCAACAAGCGGCATACGATATGCTGTTTTTCCTTATATCGCTAAGGGTAAGCCCATGATAGATACGAGGGCAATAGAATTTACTCATCCTAGATCGTATACTCCATTGATTTTTTGGGAGTAGACTATCCTAGCGATTTCGCAGGCTTTTCTTGCAGCGGGAGATAGCCCATTGATCTTAGAATTTGTGTACTCTGATACCTTTCCTGACAGCAATAATTTCTTGTTATTTTTGAATCTTGGTTCGCAGAGTCGTCTCTGTTCATGGGCAAAATTAGTGTCCCGAAGGAGATCAAGATTGTCCTTTATCGCCCTTACTACACGATCTAGTATCGATTTTTCGTACTGGTAGCTGTGATCTATTATGTCATCGAAAGCATCAAACCCCATTTCCTTCCAATGTTCTGCCTGGGCAAAACTACCCACCCATACAGGAAAGGTAAATCCCAATACCGAAAACAAGGTTTTTTCGGTAAACATCGCTGCCTGTTGATGATCCTCGATGGTTTCAGTTATAAGAGATACTGCAGACTTATTGAAAATTTTACAGAGATCAGACTGCCAAAATCCTAAGTTAAAATAAGGGCCCAGATCATGATTATTGAATTCGATGAACTTAGCGGGAATTGTAATGCCGGATAACATAAAAGTTTTTTCTCTCTGAGAAAGATACTGAGATCGTTGGATGTCATCTATCAACGAGGATAAATCAAATTCTCTTCCATCGCCGCTCCAAGTATAATCGTAATTTCTTAGATCATATAACTCTATACATTTACAAAGGAGGAATCTGGTCAATCTTTTTTTGTTGATCATGAAATTGAAATTGAACTGTGTATCGATAACCGGGTCTGCAAAGACGAATTTTTTTGAATTAGCAACTTCGACTTCTAACCAAATTGGTAAACCGATATGATCAATATCGAAATCTGGATGTTTATAGAACGAATACTCGCTGATCAGACCAGCCGGGATCGTGTTGTTTTTGATGATGTCGCTGAGCCACTGATCAGTGAAATTGTCAACTGGAAATACAAAATCATCTGATGTTATCTGAATTTTATTCCAAAAATCAAAATTTGAATAAGATTCAACAAAGAGTCGAGGCATCGTCAAGTCTGTTTGATCTGTCCCAATAGCTGTTTCAATTTGCTCGATTGTACATCTGCTGTGACTTTACCGACATCATCTTCGGCGTCTTGGGAAACTGTGCTCTTGGCTTTGATGCTTTCGTAAATGCTGGGCTTCTTGACGAACCCGACAGCAGCTGGAGCTTCGTCGCCGAGATCTCGGATGCGCAGGCTCTCTATGTCAAACTCTAATTCTACTTTTTGTCCCACGCCAGAACTGCTACGTGTCTTCATCAGCTGCAATTGATAGCGTCCGCGTTCACGCATGGCCCTCGAAGTAAAGATACCAAACACGTTGTCTGCTGTGTTGATCTTACTGATACCACCGGAGATATGGCTGTGGTCAAACTCGATCTCTTCTACGGCTGCACGATTCAACTGCGAAGCGGTCACGAACAAGATGTTGAGCTCTTTGGCCAAGTTACGCAATTCCTCACTGACATACTTGTCCTTGACGAACAAGTCATTGGGAGATACTTTGGCGCTGACAGGCATCAGCAAGTCTAAGTAATCCACACACATGAAGTCTGCTTTCACTCCTGTCTGGATCTCCAGTTCCTTGAGATAAGCACGGATGTCGTTGACTGTGCTCTGTGCCGGCATGTACTTGATCCTGAGTTTGCCGGCTTTTTTCTGCAGCATCTTGACCTTCATTTCCACTGTGTCAATGTCCTTGAAGATGTCCTTGGCTGCTGTATTGGTCATCATGGAATCTATACGATAAGAACAAAGCCCCTCCGAAAGTTCCAGGGTGATATACACACCGTTGAGTCCGGCTTGTGTCCAGTTCACTGCTAGATTCTGCATGAACAAGCTCTTGCCCGAACCAGATCCACCAGCAAATATCTGCAGTTCGCCGCGATTGAATCCCCCATAAAGCAACTTGTCCAAGGCAGGCCAACCTGTGCTATTCTGTCCGTTGTTGCTCTTCAATGCCATGAGTCGCGCACGGGGATCATCAAAGTAATCCGTGCCCATGTCCTTGGTCAATGAGATCTGCACAGCATCTTTGATCAGCTTCTCCACTGGATCAAAGTTTCCTTTTTCCAGCAAGTCTGCCGCTTTGAGTATAGCACGTTCCAGCTCTTGTCTACGTGTGAATGCTTCGAATTCTTCTAAGAACCAATCAAAGTGTCCTTCATTGAGATCCGGCACTGGCGATAGTTTGATACCCGTGGCCGCAGAAATCTGCGCACGATCAGGCATGGTCTTGTGCTGATCACAATGATCTTTGATGAACTCTGCTGCTGCTCTTAGGCTGCGATCAAAGTTTTCAGGGTTGAAGATATTCTGCACACGCACATAGCTCTGTGCATCTTCCAGCATCATCTCCAGGAATAATCTCTGGACGTCAATTCCGTATTCTTTGAGCAAGTCGTTTCTTCCTTAGTTCTATCTTGATTTTACTGGTTTCTCTGGCGCGGAATATATGTATCAATGTAGCTAGTCTACCAAAACGCTTTACCGCATCATTGACGTCCTTGACATCATCAGGCCAATCGGGCATGCTTACTGCCCATCCTAATTCCAGCGCCCTATCTACTAGTTTCATTCCCGGAGCGTCCTGGTCTGGCACCAGGGTCACTTCTCTCCCTAGGCTGCGGATCAGCCTCGCTTGCGCATCATTGATCTCGGCATGCAATACCGCTATTCCCGATACACTGAGTGCATCAAACACACCTTCTACTACCAACACATGCTGCCAGGTCGTGTGTTGCAGATCTGTTCCAAATACATATCCTGGTTGCATGTCATGGATATACTTAGGTACCTTGTCGTCAAAGAATCTCGTGGTATGTCCCACGATCCTGCCATCATAAGTGAAAGGTATGATGATTCCGGGCCTAGGGCTCCACTTTGCATTGGGCTCTCCCCCATTCATGCCCATGGGATAGTCTAACGGTATACAGCGATCCTGTAAGTATTGATAGTGATCAGGGGTATTCTCATCTACTATGACGAACCCTTCCGGTAACTCTCGATCCTCGAATCTGATATCTTGTATCTCGTGCACCGTGCGCTGGCGATCATCTAAGATGCCCTGCACTGANCGGTGTCTCAGGCTTTCAAGNTTGATGCGCTCGATCTCTTCGCTGGGAACATTCATCCATTCCAGCAATCTACGTGCCTTGAAACTGAGATTCCTGCCCATGACAAAACTGGCTGTGAATCCGCAGTTGAAGCAATGATAGCTCCAGCCTTGATCAGTGATCTTGATACCACCCCTCTGCCGACGATCCGCGCTTTCACCGTTGT